CTCCACAATGTAGCAACCTGCACATCGGAATCTTCTCTAGGGGTTATAGTAAACGCTGGTGGTCTGGATGTTAGTACTGCTTTAAATTTTTCAATAGCGGCAGAAATCCTATCCATTGGTATGTCTGCCTGATTTCTCTGAGACAACTCATCAGATTCATCTTGACTAAAATGATTCCCAAGATAGAAGTCAATATCCTTACGGGCCTCTGTGTCCCAATCAGATCTTGAATCACGCCATTGGCGATATAGTTCTTCGTTATAGGAAGCTCTAGGGTCTTTATCCATTATCTAAGAGCTCTCATTGGTTCGTCTCCCATGCCTTGCCTTACTGAACCCATACCTCTTTGCATTGTTTGCATTTTTAAAAACTCTAATAAGTCTCTAGCCCTTGCATTTTCCATGTCTTGATTAGGAGGCATCATAGAACCTTCAAAGTTTAGCGTGTCTCCACCCTCACTTAACAAAGATTGCAACTTCAACAACTGCAATGACTTCCTAGCACTGTCTACAGTATTCATATTAATACTATCCTGTAAAGCCATAGCTTGATTACGAGCTATTCCAATCTCACCCGCCTGTGGATTTTGCATCCTCATGTCAATGCTATCACTTAGTTGCCGATTCATTGCCTGCCCCATCATTTCTGGTGGTAATGGCGGGCCTATCATCCCACCTTGCTGATAGCCTTTCTTCTTTTTATTCGCCATGCCACCGTACATCATTTCCATCAAAGAATCCTGCACTTTTCCACCTTCTTGATATGATTTTTTATATACATCCCTAGCTTCTTTAATTAATCTTCTAGCGTATTTATCTGCAAGTTCTTCATTTCTAGACACATTTCTCACAAAATCTGACATAGTTGGACTTTGCTTTGATAATTGCCTAAGCATACTTCCTTTTCCGCCTCGATTAAACTTATCAGACATTAATAATTTTTTTATTTTAGATAATGGAACATCCCCAGAACCAAAAATTCCAGCATATCCCTTGCTTAATACACCAGCGGCTGGTATAAAATTACCTTCAGATATCCCAAGAATGTCTTCTTCTGAAAGAACACCGCCACGAGAATCTGCATCAAACATTGAATACTGAGGGGCTCTTTCAACCATATCATTTAGTGCAAGTAAATTCATTATATTTGTTGCTGTGTTGTCTTGAACCTCTCCACCTTCTTGCATATAACCCATCTTGTTTCTAACCGCCTCTGGTAGTTTTCCTAAACCGGGATTGTTTTGAGGGACTGGTTTTAAATTCTTTTTTACTTTACCACCATGACCATATTGATCCATGACCATACCACCACCACGATAAGCATCTACCATTCCTCCAGTACCCATTGGCTTTGGCCCAGCTTGAACCATACCACCACCATACATTCCTTTCATGTTTGCCATTGTGGCCTTTTCTATAAGACTATCTATGTTTGAGTGACCGCCTTTTTCTGGCATGTTGTTTATCATATTCAGCATGGGTGCTCCTATCATGTCTACTGCCTCTTTACGGATCACAAACTCTCCGGGGGTTAGTACTGCTTTTACTGTATCTGTAGTTCCGGGCATTATTCTTTTATCTCAAAGTGTGGAAAATCATCAAATCTGTTATCTTTTACTTCCCATCTCCCTTTCTCTTCATACATATCCCAATTACCGCCCCATCTTATCTTATGGCCCATGCCCCTAGCAATGCCAATAACGAACCCAGCAAAGAGGGTTTGTCGCTCCCTGTCTTCCCAATCCACAGGATAAGGGGTAACGTCAACGGCTTTAGAAGGGTTAGAGTTATGCCTGCCATTAGGATACTTGACCTTAGTACGCTTTTCATCATATAGTTTGTTTTGCCTTTCCTTGTTTCTATATCCTTCCAAAATAGAGCAATCCACATGCTTAATCACTTCATTAAACACGTCTTGCAACCGCTGATCGCATGTTGCTAGTCTTTCCTTTGATCTTCTTGAATATCTTGGCATGAATATTTTACTAGGCTATGTTAGCTATAAAATGATAAATGTTGCAATACATTTAAACCCGTGCACCAGTCATCCAACTATAAGTCTTTTTTACGATGCGTTTTGTTGGCGTTTCCTGTTCGTTCAACAGGCTTTCCCGCTTAGTTCTAGAGCTTTTCGGTGGTTTTGCAAAGTAGTCTGCATAGTACAACGCATCCATCACATCATCGTTTCTAGGCTTTGGATGTTCAAAGAACTCATCTACCAGTTCTGTCATTTCTCTTTGTAGATACAACTTCTTAGAATTAACAATAGGGCCGAGACTGGTTTCCAGCCTATCTTCTTTTTTGATTCTAGATGGAGGCTTAACGCCTTTAAATATGCCGGGAAGAAGTCTTTTCTCTTTTGCGGAAAGTCTCGTAACCATATCCCGAACCATCTCCTGTGCCGCAACTGTTTCAATCGTGACACGGCGTACCGGTGCATATTTGTTCGCAAGTCGGATAATCTCCTTGGGAACATCGAATGTTGGTATACGCTCACGAAAATATTCCAGTACATATCTATTGTTGCTGGAATCAATGCCCATGACCAGTATGACTTGATAGTCAGAAGTCTCTGAGGCAGTCGCCGCAAGGTCAACACCAATGTAGATATTGATTGGGATAGCATCGTCACCGTCTATAAGGTAGTTAAATTTATTCTTACATTCAACCCTTCCGTTGTAATACTGTATCCTGTCTATCTTAAATGATGCACTGGACACATCTCTAGCATCATTCATGTACTCCTGAGCAAACTTATTGACCAGTCCAGCTTCAATAAACTCACGCTTCTTTGCTTCCAGTTTTTCTTTTGAGAACTGAGATGACCATAACGGTTTACCATCTTCAATAGCCCTGTAGAAGTTTACGTCCCAAGGATACTCTCTTTTGTCCTCTTGTGCCTTTTTCCAGCCATCATAGGTCATTTGCAGATAGGAGTCGTAGTGTACAATAGTCCCAGAAAGCCATATCCAGCCCTCATTGCCCGGTGTTTCCTCTAGGGCAGGGTACACTGTAGATACGATCCATTTCTTGATGTCAGCACGCCTTTCTGGCGTTTTTGTATTTAGCTCTGATTCAAAGTCATCCAGCACAATACCAGTATAACGCACATCTACCTCTGCCCTACCTCTAAGCCTTTGTGATGTACCTTTGGATATAACCCTGTCACCCTTTGGCGTTACCAAATCTTTTTCTGTCCAGCGTTTACCTACACTACCACCATCCATGTTTCCAAAGTAGTAGCGTATCATTTTATTGTTTTCAAAGTGTGATCTAATGTATTTCAGGTGGTCAATAGCCTGTGATTGTTCTTCTGACACCCATGCAATGAAGTGTTGCTGGTCATCAGCGGCAAAGCATAGCTTATGCATGATAGCCGCTTTCGCTACTACTGATTTACCGTGACCTCTAGGAATGATGTTACAGATACGAGCACCGGGTGCTGTATCTATCATCTTCTTTCCCATTTCGTAGTGGAAGGGTGCTGATTCAGACTTCTTCAGGAAGTCATTAGGTAGAAATGCTCTACCAAAGTAGATAAGGTTGCTATATGCTTTTGCTAATACCTCATCTCTTTTCTCCATTTCTGATGGTGGTGGAGTAATGTTAAAAGAACTCATATTTTTTTATTGCAACCTAGAGAATGGATCAAATCTATATGTTGGTGTATTTAATAATCGCTCAGTAGCCTGTATATAATCCTGCGTATTTACTCCTTGCTCTCTCAGGTATTGAGACAAAGACTTTCCTCTACCTAATCTAGCCCTGCGAATATTGTTTAGTGTTCTTTGTAAACTTTCTTTGGCCTCAAAGCTTTTTATTATTGGTGTTCTTGACTTTGATAATTCAATTAGCGTTTTATATCTATCCACGTCCTCTAAGGGGAGCCTAGCTAAATCTATAAGCCTAATGTTTTCAGTAGGTATATAGCCCCTTACTCGCTCCTCAAACTCAAATCTTGGATTCATTCTTCCATATTGAGTATGCGTATATGGAAGAGTCTTTCCATACTTTGCTTCTGCAAAAGGCTGAATCTTCATACCTTGTTTTACTAACTGGCCTCTATCCATAATAAGACCAATGTCTGAACCTACATGAGCGTGAGGCCTAGATAGGAACATAGGGTCTCTTGTTACTGAGACCGCTGGGGAGCCCTGTATTAATTCATTTGCATAAAAGTCCAACTCATCAGCACTTGATAATGTTTTTTCTCTAAACTCTTTAAGCTTTGCATCTATTGCTTTTTTACTGTCTTTTCTAAATGGCTTACCCGGAAATGCTTGGTCTCTACCTCGTATTGTTCCTGATTTTAATATTTCAGTAGCTCCACTACCAGTTGTGTAATGCGTTACAGGATTTCTTAAACCAGCTCTTTCTAATAGTTTTTTACCTACGCTACCAAGACTTTTCAATGTAAGCAATGGCCCCATTGCAATATTTTCTACTACAGGATCAACGCCACCTATATAAGCAGGGGACTTATCTGCATACATAAAACCAGTCTGGTCTAACTTGTCCTGTTCTGCTTTCAGTATCAGATTATCAATGTTGTTATGAACATTGGTTGATGCGGCTTGTGCCATTTGTAATAGATTGTTAGCCATCCGTTAGTTCTTTTTGTTTTTCAGGCAGTATGCCCTGTTCAAATGCCTGTAGTTTCTCTCTGCTAAAGCCAGAGAACTCCTGTATTAGTGCTACAGAATCTACTTTCTTTTCTGTAGACAGTAAACCAGAGATCTTCATCAGGGTTTCTATCGCCCTAAGCTTATCATTGTCCCTAACGTCTATCTTATCAATAACATCTTTAGTTGTTTCCAGTAGGTATCGTTTTGTAATACCCACTTCTGACATTAAGTTTTCTATTTCTTT